TATAAGAGTGAGTTTACTAGACCCCTTGTTAACACCTCTCACCAACAAGCAACTTCTACGTCCGTATACATACATCATTATCCTCCTCCCTCTACAACCACATATAACGTGTAACCACAAAACACCCAATGATCACAACGCAAATCACCAACGCTGTAATCTGCTCTTCGTACAATTTCATTATTCTCCTTCCAGAATACGTATTCCAGTAACATTTACCAAGGCAAGTTCCCGGTTATCCAAAGCAAGAATAATCCAATTGCTACCGTCCCGGTAACACTTGCCAAAACGATCGGGCCCCACTTGAATCGAAACCAGATAAAGTCCTCGGCCACGTCATACAAATCTTTCTTATCCATTATTTCCACCTATCGTTGATCATCCACCACAATCCAACAATCATGCACTCGATGCACAAACAGATCAGAACGCCGAACCATACGCCACTCAAGAAACCATCCATCATTAACCCCTCCCGCTAACAACCAACGCCATAACCATAATCCCAAACCAAGCACCCAGAACAAACGCAACAATCCCGATTATCCATTCCATCTCAAAGCCCCGTTCCAACTCCCTCGATAGTAAGCCCCAACAGATATCTCGTTGCCCGTCTGATCCCCGGGCTGGCCATACGCAATCCCACCGAACTCGTTTATATGCGCCCCCACAAGCTGTTGCTGTCCGATATAAATCTCCACGTGTCCCGTACCCTGAAGCTGCGACCCTTCGAAGAGCACGATATCCCCGCGCACAAGCTGGTCTGCCGACGGGTTGCCAGGAATCCACTGAAAGCCAAGGCCTTGGAAGATGGAGCGCATGGTATAGGTCGAAGGAGAGGGCCAGGGAACCTCGAATCCGTTTTCGCGGAACGCCCAGGAAACGAGGCTGGAGCAATCGAAGTCCACGCCCCCGTCCCGCGTCGGCTGGTCGTAGCCGTGAGACGGGTCATCTGCAATCGAGATTGCCCATTGCACGGCACCTTCGACGCCACTTCCTCCAGGAGCGGTAGACCCGCCTCCGTTGTTCAGGTTCACCGCAGACAGCTTCTCGAATATCTGGCACTTCGTCCAGGAATGCCTCCACCTGTTCAACACGTAAAGGTTCTGTTCCCAAGTCCCCTCTGTCTTGAATCGATAGAACATGTCATCGTTGAAGTAGACATACCCGTCCTGGCCAATGGTGCCGATATAGGCGTTTTCCGCCTGGTTCTTTCGACGGGCGTTTATGATAACAAGTTCAGCCATTTACAGCCCCATCCTAACAATGTCCCTAAACTTAGCCGCCAACGATTGAGACTCATAGTAAACAGAACCCATGTCATAAGCCTTCTTCAAGTCCTTCAAGTTCTTCGAACTCTTGAACCCTTTAAGCAACAGCGAGTTCGGCTCATGTGTCTCTGTAGTAGCAGCATACACCGTTCGACACTGTTTGTCAACGCTCTCGCTAAGTATATAGCAGCCGTTTCTGTAGTCCCTCCAAACACCGATCAAGTCATCGTAGTAGATGAAAGTGAACTGGTATTCAGCGTCCTTGCTCTTTTTGGTGATAAACGTATCACGGTCACGCAGAAACTTGTTTTCTGTCGCGTAAGCTGTATATGCGCAGTCGCCAAGCGCCTTGTAGAAGCGTGTGTTCTTCTTCGCCTGGATAAGCTCCGGAGGTGCCACTAGCTGCACCAGCATATCGTTGCGTTTCCAAATGTCCGATTTGAAGGGCATCGACAAGTCAAGGTAGTCGAAATACGGGTTCGTCTGCGAGATGGCGTTTCCAAGAAACCAGCATCGCACGTCGTAGTCACGCGCGCCAGGACGGGCCACCGACTCGTACAGCTCGAAGAAGGCCGTTACCTCATCTGCAATATATCGTTGCTGCGAAGTGGTCGTGTCGATAATGAACTCGTCGAACACGATATCGCGCACGTTGACAACGGCATCGGACTTCATCTTTCGGGCAGTTGATAGAGCTTGCGCGTATCCTATGACTTCCTTGTCCATGTGGAGCACGTTCGCTTCCGTCCAAAGAGCGTGGCCCTCGAACTCTACTTGCACGTGGTTGAACAGGCGCCCTTGTTTGGAGGTGGTAAGGGTTTTCAGCTCCTCTTCGCTTCGGCGAAGGTAAAGGAAGTTGTACCCGTACTTGATATTGCGCTCGATCAAGTACTTAAGCATGCCGTATGTTTTGCCGGCTCCTCGGATGCCGAGGATGAAGTTGAACAGGCAGTTATGCGAAGCCGTTCTCGGTATGTCCCAATACTTAGAAATAGTCTCCTCCATATGCTAGGATGCGACAGGCCGCCGATCATGCCATGCAAGACGGCGGCCCTCGCATAAGGGTGCTAACCGAAAGGGGAGGAACGGAGCGGGCTTTTCTCCGTATCGCCGAGTGCAGGTCTTACCCTGTGCCCCACCAAGCGAGAAACCAACTTACCTTGCGGCGCAAATCCATTATACCTCACTTGCGCTCGATTGTCACCTTGTATTCGGAGTTTTCCAGGGTCGACAATTGTTCGCCCGCGTAAACATCTCCGGCGTACTTTTTCCATGCAACCCTATCCCCGAAGAAGTGGTTAACGTCCAGGTTGCCGTCGTATCCGGGTACGTTTCCGTCGCTCGCATACTGCCAACATGCTACCAGCCCGTCCGTTGCAGGCGGCTCTCCGGGGTCGTAGTCAAGAGTGGGCCTGATCACATTCGGGTACTGTGCCACCCACCTAGCGCAGTTGGGTTCAACGCCTCCCTGGTTGAAGCGCCAAGGGTTCGCGTAAATCCAGGGCCAGATGCCGGTTTGATCATGCACGGTGCGAACAAACGCATTCACCCATTCGACCGACTGCTCGCCCTCCCAGTCAAGCACGGGGATGCCTTCGGAGAAGAAACCGCTGCAGTTGTTGATGAAGTAAGTCACTTCCTCTACCGCTCCTCGTGTGCCCGCGAAGTGGTAAAATCCCCAACACAGTCCCAGGTTCTTAGCCTGCTGAACCTTAGGTGCGCAATAGGGGTTCACGTAGCCAGTGCCTTCCGTGGCCTTTATGATAACGAAGTCTATTGCAAGAGGAGCCAGGTCGATATCTCCCTGGTGGCTCGATATGTCGATTCCCCTAAGCATTCTTGCCTCCGTTCACAAGCTCCCGGATATCCTCACGCAACTCCATAATCTGCGTAACAATGTCTCCAAGAGTAGCTGTAAAGTTTTTAAGAGTACGATTGTAGAGGTAAAACATGCCCACGCAAGCAACGATAGGGAACCCCAGACTACCAATAAGAGTGACAATATCGTTAACATTCATCTTAATCCTCCTTAGTACCATTGGTCGCTTATGTTGAAATTCATTCCGGAGAAGTACACGTGCCCTGTTGCATAGTCGAAGGGAAGCGTGATCGTGCCGTCCAAGTTCACGGTGAGCACGGCAATCCTATCCGCGGTTCCGTCGTTGGCAACCACAGGCACCTTCACTACTTTGCCTGGCCTGCACTCTTCTGGCAGGGTGGCAACCGCCGACCCGGCGGTATAGCCCGCCAGGTCGCAGTCGCCGATTATCTGCACGTCGTTGGTGCAGGAAAGCATGACAACGTCTTTGTCGAAGGTGGCCGAGGCGGCCGGTACGAGGGTGTACCGGCCCTTGAACGTTGTCCAGAAGTTGTGGTTTCCTCCGCCTGTCGGTTCGTCTGCCATTATTGAACCAGCTTTGCAGATACGGCATATGCAATTTTGCTGTATCCCTCTGGGTTGGGGTGCAGCAAATCAGCAACATAGAAGGCCTGGTCATTATATTCGTTAACTCCTAGATCATGGAACATATCTAGTGTTGTAAAACCATATACTCTTGCAACTTCAACAATTGCGTTGGCATAATCTTCCAAGCTAAAACCTAGATTATTTTTAATGAAGCCCCTGTCATTAACACCGTTATCTTGTTTGAATTTCTCATCAATGCTAGTACCCCATCTTTGAGTATGTGTCATCGGCAAGATTTTAGCCGACGGTAAATTAGTTGAAAGCCATTCGAAAACATATCTAAGAGCACTATAGAATGTTGCGGGGGTTGTTGAACTAGGATCTTGCAAAGTCCCCAATGCAGCATTTGATGCATAATCATTTGTCCCATACAGAATTGTAACAATGTCGCTATCTGTATCAGTATTTTCTATTGATTTATAATTGTAGACAAGAGTTCCACCGCTGATAGCCGTGTTTTTATATTCTCTAAGGCCTAGAATAGACACTACAGTTGGTTGCCATCCATTTTGTGCAGTGTAGCTATCGCCAAAGCAGCTCATTTTTTTATCTGTCCATTTTGACAACAATTTCGATTCGCTACTAGTAAGTTCAAGTTTCTTAGAAGTAAATGAAACGAGTTTGACAATTATAGGGTTTGTAATGGGCGTAGTTGTATTTATATTCATTGCCGCATAGAAATAAACTGATCCATCTGGTACAGTGCATGAAAAATCAGCAGTGGTCACTCCTTCAATAGTGTTGTATGTGACTACTTGGTCGGTAATTTCTTTGTTTGACTTGACAATGAACTCAATATTATCAGGTGTGTTGACATTTGCTACTAGTGTTCCGCTTATTCTCTTTCCAATTATTTCAGAAATAGTAGTATTTGAAATATAACCCGCGTAACAGTTGTTATATGCATATCCACTCTGTAAAGTTAGAGTGTTAGTATCACTATCCCACGATGCGCCTGGTTTTGAGTTGGCATTGTTAGTTACGGAAAAAAGAGCGCTTATATCTTCAAGCCCTGTATTAATTATATTGTTGATATTATCTATTTCAGCATTCAATGGCGTTGGGTTAAGCGTGCTAACTCCGTTAATTGTTAATTCTGATGTTTCAGTTAATTTTTCTGTTTCTTTTTTTCTGATGGCAATGGTTATATTCTTTACTGTATTATCTTTCCAGTAATAATAGAAAAACGCTTTGTTTCCTATAATATAACCGCTTTGCATAGGGCGAACAGTATCAGCATTCTCAATAAGAATTGCTTCAACTGGTAATTCACCTGCGTTAAAATCTAGCGTAATCAAAAGAGGGTACTTAGAGTAGGGCCAACTTGAAAACGTAGGTAAACGATATCCTGCATAACTGTTATAGCCGCTAACTCCTGCAGGAATTACGATTTTTCTATTTGGTTCATCAATTATCGAGCCGTTTGTAACATAATAAACAAAAGTATAATTAGCGGTTGGGACGTTAACATCAGGCAATAATTGCGCGTCGATATTCCTCACATGCATACCAGCAGACGGGAATATATAGCCGTTGTCTTGCACTCTAATATCGATTAGCTCTGTGTTTCCTTCAGTTGTCTGATTTGAGAAAATTATATTGTCTATTCGCTCATTGGTAGACTGAACGTCTCCCTTAATTAGTTCAATTTCTTTGTTAAATTCTGTAGTGAACGGTTCGAGTAGATTGGCCAACGTCCCATCTTTTACGTATTCATCTAGTCTTTTGTTTATTTCCTCTTGTACGTCAAGACTATTGAAATAATTTTCAATCCACTCGTAAATTTCTATAACAAATTCATTTATTTTCTTTACGTCATCATTTAGAATATTAACGTTGGAAATAGTTACATTAAGATAATCAGCTACCTTGCACAGCATCTCGTAATATGACAGCTCATCAGAGTATACCGCGGGCAAAACTCTTTGGCAGAAATATCTAAAAGGTTGTTCAGTCTCTGGAAAAGAAACTGTTGGGAGCGTGGGTTTAGGCATAATGCCCTCCTTACCATATCGTCATGAAACATTGGGCTAATTCTAAGTCATGCACAACGTCGTTGTCAATGTTGAGGAACGTGTCTCGGTAAATCCGCAGAAGCTCCGCCTGCGGCCGAACATACCCCGACTCGTTGTGGTTCACGGTATTCTCGTACGTGCCGCTCGCGTGCCCGGTTCCCGATCCCGAGTCGATGGTAACGTTCGTCGCGTACTGCATTTCCTTGATCTGCGCCGGGATCATCTCGTTTTGCGGCGTGTCCTGGAACACGTCTGTTGTGTCGGAAGTCGTGGTCGAATCGGTGGTGGACGATCCGAACGCCTTGTCGACGTTTTGGATGTTTCGATCCCCTAAAGGCTCCATGCCCTTTGCCAGAACTTCGGACTCATAGAGCTGGTTGTAGTAGGGCATTATCAGAAACATCGCATCCCGCACGAACATTTTCCAGCGACCAACCGTTTCCGCCCCGATCTCACGCGTGTAGTAGTGGCGTATGATCTTGTTGTTAAGAGTCTCGCGGTATGCCTCCTGGAAAATCGGGTAATCGTTCAAACCGATATCCGAGTAGATCAGAGGCCAGTTAGCCTCGGTGTTCTCTACAAGTCGGGATTGCAACCCCTGCTCTACGATAAACCTAAGCTCTGTCGTGTACTTGCTCATTTACTTCCCTCCCTTCAAAGCGCGCTTCATACGCTTCCAAAGAGACTGCCCGGACTCGGTTTCATCGTCCGACGTCTCCATGCCATCAGTTTCTTCTAGCGTATCCCCGTCGCCTTTGATGTACATCCCAGTCCTGAATTCAACATCGATGTTAAGTCCGAACAGCTCGTTGACCTCCTTGCAGAACTGCTTGCGTGCATTGAGCCGGGTGAACCGCTGGGCTTCCACGTCGCCCATGTTGTTCAGCACCTCATCCGACACCATGCGCTCTTTCTTGTCGGTATTCGCATTCTCGATGCCGAGGAAGGTCAAGGCCTCGTTCCAGATCTGGTGCTTGACTATCTGCACCTTGTCGGCAACATAGGGCGACACCGTGTCCAGGACTTCCACACCGGTCAAGTCCAAGTCCTTATCGGCCCAGCACACGGGCATGAACCCGTCCACCTGGGCGAAAAGGTTCTGGAGCGACAGGCGCTGCTTTTCGGTGCACTTTACGATTCGCGGTGTTTTCTGCTGGGCAACGTTGGTATACACGGTGCGCTCGCACTGCCAGAGCATCTTGGCGTAGAGATCAAGCGTCAAGAACGTCGGCGTTCGCGTGTTGTCGTTGAAGCAGATAACCGAGTTGGTGATATCGCACGGGATGTTGTTGTGCTGCGGGTCGACCGAGTACGCCGTGCGCTCCTTGGGAATGTTGTAGATATCGAAGCCGCCCTGGAGAAGCACCTGCATGACGGCATAGCCCTCCGGGCTGCGCTGGTAGGGGTCGTCCTTTATCGCCTCGTCGTACAAAAACACGAATGCGCCGTTGCGGAGAAGCCACCACTCCATCTGTCGCTCGTTGATGCCTGCAGGGAGGTTCTTCCATTCGAACACGCTTATCGCCAGATCGTACAGGCGCCACATATACATTAGGTACGTGTCCTGGTTCAGGTAGTCGTTTTCCTGCTGGACTTTGTTTCCTTTGACCCCCTTGGGAATTCCACCGTTCGGGAGGCGAGTCCAATTGTAAAGCGAGTCCATCTATGCCTCCTAAACTATGCCGTTAGGCAGTGCGTAGTTTCCTATGTCATCAGTATGCCAGAATGTCAAGCCCCTGTCAAAAAGAGCGTTGATCATGGAGAGCACATCCGAGGGTGCACGGCCCGTAACAGCAGACCCGTTGGTCTTGACGTAGTTCCAAGCAGCGCGCCCCGTGATGTTGGGCACCTTGTTGATGGACACGAGATACCCGTACACCGAGAAGAAGTCATCGATCTGCCGTGCAATCTCGGCGCGGCATGTGTACTTGCGAATTCCCATGGTGTAAGAGCCGATGTTGACAAGGCCCGCCGTGGAGTTGGTGCCTCCGCGCGTCGTGTTCGGCTGTCGGCTCGCCTTCGAGATTGCCGCATAGGTGTTGACCAAGTCCTGGCCGCCGTCGATTGCAGCGTTGGCCATGCCGGGAACATCCAAGCGAAGAGCTGCGTTTCCGACCGCTTGGCCCGCATCGATTCCAGCATTCAGAAGCGGCAGCTCGGTGAGCGAGTTCGTTTTCCAGCCCATGATATCCACTTGCGACTGGCCAACTGCATTGGCGAACGCCTGATAGACCCAGTTGCACGTGGGGTACTGATCGAGTTGAATGCACCCTTCAACGAACCTGTTCACCCCGTTGTAGTTCACAGGTATATAGTACAGGCGCGAGTTGGAATCGCAGCCGCCCGTCTTTTGCAGAGACACGGTGCCTGGAGTCCCGCAGAACTCCAAGCGCAACTGCTGGGTCTGGCCCGTGAAATTCGTGACTTCGGCATACTCAAAGGGGTAGCAGAACATCTTGTTGTTCTTCGGCACGTACCCGTCCAGGTTGGTGAACCCGAGGTTGTAGTTCAGGGTTGTCGAAGGCGTGGGAGATGCGGCATCTACCCAGTAACCCCACCCGTTGTCTTTGGCAACGATATTGGGAATCGCGCTTCTGGGCACCATGTAAACGGCGCTGATGGCGTCTTGCTGGCCGTTGTTGGAAAGCGCCTTCATGAAGCCTTTGAGCTGGTCTACGTCCAAGAACACAGACAAGCTCGTACCGGAGACAACGCCCATATAACGGTCGCCTCCGTTGTTCACGTAGGTGCCATCTTTAAGCGGCTCCACGGCGCTGGACACGACCATATAGCAATCCATATCGATATTGTCTAGAGCCGCGTAGGTGCATTTAAGCTCGCCGGGGTTGATCCCCTCGTCCTTGATATGCGCACCTATCGTGTCATCCATGACATGCTCGCGCTCCACCATGCACGATTTGACCGTGCAATCCGGAAACCACGTCTGCATGATATCGGTTTGCAGGTATAGTCGCGTGGAGTTAGGGCTGATGTACTCGATTCGAGGGATGAACGAGTAGAACCAGCGAGAACCGTAGTTCGCGTTTTGGAACATGCAGTAGTTCATGCCGTACAAAGACTCTGCATTGTAAGGAACCGTAACCGCATTGTCCATGCGCTGGTACGTGTAGTCCTCGGTACCCGATGTGCACATCGCCTTTATCGAATTGAACTGCGCGTCACGACTGGGGTAGTAGCGGACGTGCCGATACGACGGGTTCCAAGGTACCGTGCCGAAATATATTTTAGAGTTCGGCTGAAAAGCCATGTTCACCTCCTAAAGAAAAGGGAGGGCTTTCGCCCTCCCGCCATCGGGCTAGGTTTATGCACCCGTGTTCCCGTTTACCGTGATCGTGGCGTTGCCTGCCTTGGTGGGGTCGCCCACGCTGGTGGCCGTGACGGTGAGGCTTGCCGCCGTCTCGTCGGCCGCCACGTGAACCTTGCCGCCGTTGACGTAGGTGCCGGAGCTGGCATTGCCGGCAATCGACCACGTGACGTTCTGGTTGATGATGCCGGTACCTGCGACCTTGGCCGTAAGCATCACGTCCTGGCCCTTGTCCACAGAAGCCGTCGTAGGCGACACGGTGACCCCGGTCACGCTCCAAGCCTGGGACGTGTATGCCACGGCCTGGGAGAAGGGCGAGATGCTGAACGTCTTCCAGAGGTGCAGCCAGTAGTTCCAGTAAAGGCCCTGGCCGTTGTACTGCTCGGTCATTTTGCGGAAGTTGTCCCAAATCTGCAGGAAGGTACGGGACACGAGCACCGCGGGGCACGAGTTAAGCGTGGCTACCTCGTCCTCGGTGAACTGGTGGAAGTTCGGGTCGACCTCGCCCGTGTCCGGGTCGGTGAAGAGCATCGTCAAGCGCTCCCAGTCGTGACTTGCCAGGTCATCGACCGTGACGATGCGGCCCATCAACTCTCGGTACTCGATGTTGAACGCCGTGGCCAGAACGTTCATGTTCATCGTCGCGCGGAAACGGGCATCCATGATCAAGTACTGATCCTCAAAATCCGTGTGCGTAGTCACACCGCTCATGGTGTACTTCGTGGACTGGAAACGAAGAAGCTCGCTCATTGCCTGGAACTCGGTGGCCACATCAACGGAGTTCTCCTTGGTGGCGGCAGGGATTTCAGCAGGCTGGACGTAGCCGCGCACAATCGCGTTGGCCACCATATACTTCATCATGTAATACTCATCCGTATTTGCGGCCGTGTAGAGCGAGTCCACGATGCGGGCGATCAAGTCCGAAATGCCCGTCCAGGACAAAAAGGCCTGGCAGAGCTGGTCGTTGCTGATCGTTACCTTGTAGAACTTCTGGTAGTTCATGCGGTGGAACGCGGCGCGCACGTCGGGAATCTCGCGCTTGAAAACATCGGTCTCTGCCTTGGAAGGCGAGTAGCCGAAGGGACGGGCGATGTTGACGTAGATTTCCTCGATCGTCTCGCCGAACTCGAGCCATCCCTGCTTCATGAACTCCCACGGGTTGTCGTAGAGCTTTGAGGTGATGATCGTCATGCCGATACGGTTGACCAGGGCATGCAAAAATGCGTTGGCTGCAGGCTCGTAGTTGGTAATATAGTCGCCGATGACGTGGATGGAGTCCGTGGAGGAGTTCACCACGATGTTGCCCTGCGCGTCGCGCGTGACGGCGTTGTTGCCGTTGGCCGCGCTTCGGGCGATGAGCGGATTGGCAAGCTCGGGGGTCTCGGCAAGCGTCGCGCTCATGACCCCGACGGGGTCGATGGAGCTTCGGCTAGCGGCAATCTCTGCTTTGGTAGGCTTCGTAGGCATATCTTTCTCCTTAATCCTCGTAGGCGTCTCGCGCCTCGAACAGCTCTCGGAACGACTGGGGCGTCCTGTCTCGTTTAATGTCGTTTGTCTGGTTTCGCATTACCTCTTCTCGGTCGGTTTCGCGACCGCCGAAGAAGCGGTCGGCATAGCGCCGCTTCCATTCGTCGCGATCGACGATAGCATCGTCGCGCTCGGCAGCAATGCGGTCTCGCTCGGCCTCCACTTCGGCGTAGCCGTCACGGTTGCCCCACTTCTCATCCAGATCGGCCGCATCGCGGTCGATCTCCGCCGCCATTTCCAGTCGACGGTCTTCGTCCGGCTCCATCGCCAGGTCGCGAAGCGTCGGCATGAATCGACTTGCCATAGATACCTCCTCATTTGTGGATAGTGAACATTGTATCTACCAATATTGTACCACCTTTCACATCTTTTGGCTTCAGCTTTCCCTCGAACGAATTCCCATACTCGAAATTCTCCATGGTGACGTGTTGGTGGCACCGGGTAGGCATTCCCGCACAGTGTATTATCAGTTTTCCTCCTTCCTCGAAGCAGTAGGTTTTAGCACGGAGCACCTTGAACCGCTCGAACTCGTGCTCTCGCTTCCAGGCTCCAAGCTCCGTCTCGTGCACGCGCAATCCTTGAGGTGGCTCCGTGCCTAGAAAATAGCACGAGTCGGTGTCGGAGTACAGCCATCGGTCGTAGTTCGCCTGGGCCGCGGAGATTGTGAACGAGCGCGCATAGGCCGTGATGAACGCGCCTGCAGGAAGGTACACGCCTTCCTTGTACTCTTCGGGCAGCAGCCTGAACTTAACAACCCCGTCCTCAAGGTAAGGTGCGCGCGACTGCTTTACCGGATTGGTAGCCATCTTGCCGTAGAGCGAGTTCAAGAGCAGCTTCGCGATGGTGCGCATGCCCTCGTTGCCCTCGACAGACGCCTTCGTCTTGACTTCATTCCACGTGTCCACATAATCGCGGAACAGATACTTCGATCCTTTGAACTTGTAGCCCCTGATATAGCGGATATCCCCTATATCGTAGTGCTTCTTCAACATCTCCAGATCAACTTGCGTCAAGCACATTACCTGCGGGCCGTGCGAGTCGGTGATATACTCGGTCGTGCCGAACATGCGATTTCCTTTGAGCTGCAAGCACGGGATGAACCCGGGCTTGATCCTAAAGTCCGCCTCCACGTACTGGATATAAAGAGGGTACTCCGGGTCGAACTCGTACTCCCCGTCGTATACTTTAGGGGTGCCGTACGGAAGCACCTCCCCATGCGCCCCTGCCATGACACTTGGGTACAACGAGTTCACGTCGAAGGAGCAGCCTTCCCCGTGGATACGCCCCACTAAAGCGGGGTTGGGTGCCGTGAACCCGCCCTTGTAGCAGCCGCCAGCCCGCAAGTCGGCGTCGTAGTCAGGTTCCGGGAACCAGTCTCGGAAACGGCGTTTGCCCCCGACCGACTTCTGATACTCCTTGAAGGCGTTCGAGCCTGCCGTCATCTTGGTCATGCCCTGGGTGTGCATGATATCGAGGGCTTTCGCTGCTATCTGAACATCGTGGGAGATATACTCCTTCTCATCAGGCGTGAGAACGTGACCTACCTCCCGGTATTCAACGTAGTCCAAATCCAGCTTCTGGATATCGAGGCCAAACGCTTTCGGGATTGCAGAGATGGGGAGGGGAATGATTTTGAGCGAATCCAGGAACTCGATCGATGCGTTCTCTGCGAACCACAGCTTGATCGAGTAGAACTGGCCCATGTCGGATATGAGCGTGGTGAATTTCTGCGGGCCGCACTCCTCTTTAACGGGTATCCACTTCCATCCATTTTGCAGGATATAAGACAAGATGAACTTGCCGTCGAACTTCAGGTTGTGGAAGTAGACGCGGCTACCTGCATGAACCTTGCACCACTCGATGAACGATTCGATGGAATTCCCGTATTGCAGATCATCAGGGCGACCTACCTCGCATACAGCCCAGGCCCACACACGGCAATCGTCTGCAAACGTGGTTGTCTCGAAGTCAGCGGCATAGCTAGGCACATTTTCGTCCTCCCATAAATAATCGTCCCAACAAAGGGTATCGAGCAGTTTATCTTCAATCATAATAACCTGTCCAATACTCGTATATTCTCTTTAGCTTGTCCTCGCGTGCCTGCGGCTCATAAATATACTCAATGTCAGGGGCTTCGTCTATGCTTCTAAACAGCTGCTCTAAGTCCTTTTCCGCCATGTTAAGGATAACTTCCTCGATACTGTCTATAACCTCGTCATATTCCTCGAACCCGCCGAACACGTTGCGCATGGCACGCATGTAGTTGGAATAGTACCGCCTCGCCTTGTCTCGGCTGGACATGTTCATCTCTCGTGCCATGTTCTCGATGAACCGCCTAATAGCGTTAGAGGATAAAGAGCCTACGGGCCTCTTGTCGGGGGAGAGCTTCGCCTGCTCCAGGCTCCCCATGCGCCCTTTGGGCTGCTGGATGCCGAGCTTCTTCGCGCGCATGGACTTGGCACGCTCTCGAACACTGCGCAAAATCGAGTACTCGCCTCTCTCATATCGCGTGGTAATGGATGCGTCATCCTGGCGCACCAGCTCCAAGGCGCGGGGCTTGGTTATACGGTTCAGACGGTTAACCGTGTTATTGAGCGCACGCGAGGTTGTTATATTGGACTTGACTTCCTGGTACTTGACTTCCGGCGGGAGAAATTCAGCTGCACTCGGATTGGCCTTGACGGCTTTTCGGATTGCATTGTTGTAGCGCCTCACCGCGCTGTTCAGTCGCTTTCGTTGACTGTCAGTCCATGCAATATTATATTCTCGGCGCATAGATAACACCTCCCTCGCGCATTGTCGTAGATCCGGAAGCCTCGGGTTTCAACCTGCATATAGAGCTGAATGATGGCGAGTATGCTCACGTCGATGGTTACATGGAAGCGCTTTGAAAAACTGTCGTTCAGCCAAGGCACGCGAATACCGATCTTGTCGTTGAACTTAACCAAGTGCGTGGCACTGGAGAAAGCGAAATCGTAATGCCCATAAGTTCCAATGAACGGCGTGTTGGACAGGTCGTAGACCACTCCGTTTTTAGTTTGCATGCGATCACCTCCTTAGAATGGGTGTTGACGGTGCTTGGATACTATCTCGATGCCTGCTCGATGCATGTAAAGGATAATCTCGGAGTCATCACAAGCAGAATATGCTCGAAGTGCTCCCTCTACTTCTTCGGGTGAATCGCGCTTGAAATCGATTCGGTCATCTTTCGTGAACATATACTCGAACTTATCAGTGGACTCATGATAGACGTATACGCTCACGCACTGGGGCACAGACTTAGAACCCCACAGCTCTTTTTTGAGAACACGGCCTACAGAGGAATAGACGAACTCCGACATTAAGTCTTTAGATGCAAGGTTCAGCATGTTTCGTTTCAACTTTTGCTCCTTACAGGAAAGGCCGCCGAAAATGGCGGCCTGTGTCCTTGATATGCAGATGGACTTAATCAACGAATCGGATTGTGATATACTCACGCTTCTTCTTGGAAACAACCTTCTCGAAAACCACGCCAACGCTTCGAAGCTCTTCGGACATGTTGTCCGTTTCAAGCTGTTTGAGAACATCGCTCACGACCGAGTTTCCAAAATAGAAGATATTCTCGTTCTCCTTAACAGTGAAAACAGCATACTCGCCGTTCTCACCACTCAAAAAGGCAAACTCCTCGATATGGTACTTTTCTCCGGTGCAAAGATCGGAAAGGTCACCACGCTCGCATCCATCCATAAAGTCGATAGACTTCTTGAACTTCTTGAAATAATCGAGCATAATTTACTCACCTTCCTTGATAACGACGGCATTCTCAATGAACTTGTCAAGCGGCATGGCATAGGTAAAAGTCGCCTGCGGCTCCCACTTGATGGTCAGCCCCTTCGGGAGCTTCTCCCCGATTGCCTCGGCCAGAGCTGCACGGGCCTCGGACTTGGTCATGGAGACGGCGAGAGACGTCGCCTGGGCCACGGCCGACACTTCCAGGCCGTTCTCTCCCTCCACGAGGTCATAGGCGGTGATAAGGTAGTCGGTTACAGTGCGAGTAATGTTTTTCATCTTGATCCTTTCGTTTGGTTAACAACCCTGCATGTTCAATTTTATGCCTGATCAGAGCAGATCGAATCGGCATCCCTTCTTTTCATAGAATCTCCATAAGGTATCGGTGTTGGAAAAATCAAACTTTGATATGGGTTCCACGTTCACCTTGGCAAATCATGGTGAACGACTTGTCCTCGCTGATAAGATTAAGGATATATTTCTCATATCCTTTAAACTGCGCCTGAATGAGAGCGTATTCTGCTGCCTCATGATCGGTATCTGCGTAGAAGTCTGTATCTTCTATCGTACACCAATCAAAAATGGTGCAGATTCTCACGTTGTATTTCACTTGTGATCCTTTCTGTAGATAGCGTAGGCTAACCAAAAGATTATGATTGCGAGGATACAGATTGCGTAGTCACTCATATCTTGAACATCCCGTCTATGTCGATTTCAGCATCCTGTTTAAGAACGTTGATTGCTGCCTTCACACGCTTCTTTCGTTCTGCTTTGCTGTGAGAGTCAAGGCGCTTCTCGATATCGAAGATCACCTCGTCTATGCCTGCCATTCGGCCCAGCTCGTATGCAGCGTGGATGCTGTTGACCTTTCGCCCTGCAGCTCTTGTTTCAATTTCCACATATGGAACCTTTTCAATGCTGCGAGGGACACAATAGTAATAACTACTAATATACTTGCGAGCTTCTTTGATTTTCATTGTTTCTCCTTATCCGAAATATTGACAGAGTGCTGCTATTGCTATGATAATGCTTGCCAACCAGGTAAGGCAGATCAGAGCGAAGAAAGTGCCGATCCAGAAGTCACGCCAGTTAGTCATTTTTGGTTCCTTCCCAGTCGATGGATACGGAGTAGAGCTTGTAAAACCTATAACACTGAATTGATTTAAGATAATTGATAAAGAGTTCAAAATCTTCTGTAGTTTTGACGGTGAACTCCCAGACGCCGTTGATATTTTGATAGTATTTGATGATATATTTCATGGTTAAGCCTCTGTCCAAATAACATGCCCGTACTCGTTCAATTCCTGCTTCACGCGAATGTTGTTGGCTTTCGCGTATTTCAAAAGTTCTTTGAGAATTTCGTCATGCTTCAACTCGTGACTGTAAGGGCTTTCGATGGTATGCTGAATATCATTCAATTTGCCGATAAGCTCTTGTATAGACATAGTACTCCTCCTTAGGTGGTAGGTTCATAAATGGGTTTTCAAAGAGCCGAAACCTTTACAGCTTCGATGATACGATTATAGCATTCGTTTAACGTGTATGTCTAGGGTAACATTATATTAGTTGGTGATTT